GCCAGCGCCTCCAGGTAGTATCCCGACCGGATCAGTTTCTGCACCCGCTTGGGCCAACCCAGCATCCAGCGGTTCGCGACCTCGCGCGCGGTCGGCGACATCGCCAGCAGTTTCGCGCGCACGTCGGGGGGATAAAGTTTCGGTTTGACCAGTTCCTGCATCGGTGGTGTCCTCCGGGTTGGCCTCGTCCGATCGCGCAGCTCGCGCTTGTGGGAAGGTCGTAGTGTCAGTTTGCGTCGAAGCGCCGCCAGACGGAAGCGGCTCGGACGCGCGCGAGGGGCTCGCTGCGATCTGAATATCCGCCCACAGGCGGTTGGTGCTGCTGGAGAAGGTGACGATGCCACCATCCACTGCATAGCGCGCGCCGAACCGACCACCGCTGTTGACCGCGCCAGCCCGCTCGAACGCCGAGCGAAGCGCACCCAGCGCGTTTTCCACCTCGGTGACGTGGCTGAAGGTTGCCGGAAACGCCACCCGCCCCGGCTGACCGGAACGTACCTGAGCCACTAGATCGTCCACGAATGCGGCCAGGATCGTGTCGTTGCCGCTTGGCGAAGGCGCGTCGCGCATCGCCCGCGATGCGTCCAATGGCGTCACCGCGTCGCGCCTCTCCATCGCGACAGGTGCTTCCTCTATGCCCGCAGCGCGGGCCGCCGAGGCTTCGATCTGCGGCTCGATCTTCGTCCATCGCTCCGACCACGGCACCTCACGGCGCTGCTCGATTTTGCCCTTATGACTGACGGTGATCGTGGTATTGGGGTCCAAGCGCACCCAAGGGAAACCGGATTTCTCGTAGAGAGTGCCGCGCGCAGTCTCGGAGGTGCCCAGCAGTAGCGACATGGAGGTCGCCTGTACCCGATCGCCGATCGCGAGGCCCGCAGCAGCTAGCGCCTGCATCCGGCGTCCACGATGCCCGTCATTGGAGGCGTCGGCCAGTCGTTTGAGAATCGGAAATAGTCGGCCGTACTCTTGGGTCGCACGGTATCGTTTCAAACCGCCAAAGGCCCGCGCACGCTTCTCCTGCCACTGCCGCGCATCTGCATAGCTGGCGAAATCGGGGAAGGTTTCCACAGGCGCACGCTGTTCCGCCTCGCGCCGGGCGCGACGTTCGGCGTCGCGGGCCAGTTCTGTCGCGCGATCTGTGCCAGCCCAGCGAAAGATCGCGTCCTCCGTCGCGCCGCGTCCACGCGGCAGCCGGATACCGGTCGCCGCAGTGAACACTGCGCGACTGGCCGGATTCGCCTTCGCATCGCCCAGGTTGCGCGCGACCAAGCCACGCCCATTGCGGCGCTCGATCAAGTCGATCAGCTCATCTGCACTGCGGACGTAGAACGCGCTATCCGGGTCGGTCACGTTCGGGAATTTCCGGCGCATGGTGTCGAGGAACACCGAATGTAACTCCGCGCGGTCCAGCGCCTCGACGGAACGAGGCGCATCGGGAGTTTCGTCATTGATTGCGCCTTCGGCCGTGGCGGCTGTGGTCACATCCGGTGGCGACACGGTGCCAGCCTCGCCAGCCCGTATTGCGCGCAGGGCTGCCGCCTCGGTATCGATGGCGTCAAGCTGTACCGCTGCCTGACGCGCTTGCGCAATCTGCGCCAGCATGCGCATATTGGCAACCTGCTCGGCAGGATCGACCATGCCGGGCGCACGGTCCTTAGTCGCCTGCGCCTTCCGCTGCTCCCGTACACGGTCGATCAACGGATTCATCCGTGCGGCAGGCAGGCCTGGGTAACGAGTTTCGACGAAACGTCGCACGTCCCCGCGCGTCGGGCGCGGCTCGGCCTTCCAGTCGTTGAGGAAAGCGTGAATCGCAGCCATTACCGCCTCCGGCTCGGGCGGCGGAGTCAGGACTTCTCCGGTTTCTGGGTCGATGCCTTCCGGCACGGCCGCAGAGACAGGCGGGATCTGCGATGTTGCGCGCGAACTGGGTGTGGCCCCAACAGCAACATCCGTGCGCAGCGCGTGATCGCGTGCAGCCGCGCGTACATCCGGGCTCTGCCCGGTCGCCTCCAGGTTCCGTGCCAGTCGCAAGTCGGCCGCACGTTGTGCGTTCTGCTGCGAAGGCGTCGAGGCCACGCCCTCTGGCGTCACCAGAACCGGCGCACGCGGATCAACCGTGCCGAAACCCGGCTGGCCATCAGGGGCAGGCAACGCGAGCGGAGCAGGCGGCACCTCTGGTATCGGCCGGTTCGGAATGCCGCCCAATGCGCCATACACGCCACCGCCGATCGCGCCCGCCGCGAAGCTGTCCAGGTACTCCGTCAGCGCCTCGCCATCGGTCAGCGACTGCGCCGCACCAAAGCGCTGCGCGGCCTGCTGGACCGCTTCGGTCGTGCCCTCGGTCAGCGCATTCTTGCCGAATGCCGTGGTCATCCTCCGCGCGAGTCCACCCGTGCCGCCGACACCTTTCAGCAACGTATCGGCCAACACCTTGTCGCCGAAGGTCTCCGCCGCCCCGTAAATCGCACCGCCCGCCAGCACGCGCGCGAGGTCGATTTCCCCGCCGGTCTCTTGCGTTTCGCCGTAAGCCGCGTTGTAAGTGTCGCCGAACCCGCGAGCCGTCGCGCCTGCCGCCAGCGCGGTCACGCTGCCGATCTCCCGCTGCAACGTGCGAGTCAGGAATTGCTGCCCCAGTGCCGCCGCTTCGCGTTTTGCGATGTCTTCCGCCGTGCCGGCGGCGATGCGCTTCGCCGCGTGTTCGGCGACCAGCGCCGCGGTGCGTTCACGCAGTTCCTTCTTGATCGCGGTCTTGCCGAGCAGGCCCGCAATCGCGCCTGTGATGTTGCCGAGGACCGGCACCTCTGAACCTGCCGCCGCACCGGCAGCAGCCGTGATGAGCGATTCGACGACGCTCGGCAGCATCTGACCCACATTGTACTGTGCCCAGTCGAACAAGTTACCGGTGGTGTCCAGCACACCTTCGCCGCTGCCCCACGCGCTGCTGAGGCTGTCGGTCGGGCGGGCTGTCGCGCCTATTTCCCGATTGAGCGCCTGGGCGCGCTCCGCCCAGCCGTGCGCGGTGTCATCGGCCCCAAACAGATCGGCAGCCAGCGCCCCAAGACCGTAGACCGAGGCTTTTGTGCCGGGCCAGTAACTTTTCACGCCGCGCACGAAATCGCCGTCATCGCTGGCCGTCACATGCGAAGGCGAAGGGTCTGGATTGCTCGCTCGAAACGCCGCTTCCATTTGTGCCAGATCGGTACCTGTCAAGCGCGCAACTTCCGGCAGTGCGAGCGTCACGTACTCGTTGCGGATTGCACGCTGCCGTTCCGGTGGCGCGGTGTCGTAGCCAGTGCGCGCCCGCACCTTGCCCCAGTGATACTTGTCGATCACCTCAGGGGTGAAGGTCGGCGCCTGCGGCTTGTTCGCGCCATAGGCGATGTTCATCCAGTCGGGCACCGCCGGATTCCAGGTGCGCGGCGCGAGTGGGTTGTAGGGATCGGTCGCCATTAGCGCAGCATCCTGAGCAGGGTTTCGAGGGGCGTCGGGTCGTTCGCGGCATCGTGCGTCGTCGGCATCGGCGCAATCGGATCGAAGGGCACCGTGTCGGGCGCGGGCGCTGCCGCCGTCTGCGCCTGACCCGGCAGGGCGTAGGCTGCCGAGGGCAGTGCGAACGGCAGCGCGGGCGAGGCGGCAGGACGCCAGACCGGGGTCGGCGTGGTGGCGGATGGTGTCGCCTGCGTCGCAGGCGCAAAGGGGGCATAGGCGGCGCGCTGCGCGGGCACGGCAGCCGATGCGAGCGCGGCTGCACCTCTACCGCGTCGGGCAAAGTCGGCCAGCACCTGGGCCTTGGTCTTGCCGTGCAGATGGGGGTTGGCGCGGTACGCCGCGCGCGTCACCAGCGACTGCATCGGCGTGTCGTCGGTGGCGCCAAGAATCTTGCGTGCGCCTGCCGCGCCGAAATGGTGCGCCAAGTACAGATTGCCCGGTGTGGCGGCGTAACCGGCGTGCGCCAATTGCTGCGCGCTGTCCTGGTCGTACAGCGCCACCATTTGATCCGAGAGCGCACCATCGCGGCGTTTGTCGAGGATCTGCGCGGTCGTCAGCCCCTGCGCCCAGGCCGGTTGGTGGCGCTTGACGAGGCCCAGCCACGTCGAGGCCAAAAACTGATGCTTGCCCAGCGCGCCGGAGCGTGGGTTGTAGGCGTTGTCGTCGCCGCCGGATTCCAGGCGATTGCGAAACGCATCGTAGGCGGCATCGGTCATGGCCGGTACGGTCCTGGGTACGGTTCGGCGCCATATGACGGGAGGGTGATCCCGTAATCGGTCGTGATCTGCGGTGCGATCGGTTGTGCCTTACGCCGCTGACGTTCGGTGTCGTCCTCCTGCCGGGCGCGCTGGTAGACGGTGCGTGCATCAAGCAAGGCACGCCGCGCCTGCGCCTCCGCCTGCGCGTAGCGTTCGACCGCGATACGTCGATCGACGCCCCGGCCAGTGCGTTCGTAGCGTGCCTGAGAGTCCTGTGCCTCTTTGAGCTTGCGCTCCGCATCGCGCCACCGCTGCGCTGCGTCGCGATAATTGTCCAGTGCATCGGCGGTGCGTGGCTGCTCGCGCGGACGACGGATCGTGCCGGTCGCTCCGTCGATCTCGATGTTGGCGCCAGCGGCGGCGCTCGACTCCGCAGGCGGTGGGGCCAGCGCGCGAGCGCGGGCAGGCGTCGAAGCCACCGGCACAGCCGGCGCCGCCGTGGGCGCATCGGCACGCACGCCGAAGCCCAGCGCATCGAACGATGCCGCCGGCGGCGTCGCCCGGCCACCGAACAGCGCACTCAGCGCGCGTGTCGCCTCGTCGCGCTGCTGTTGCAGGGAGGCACGTTCGGTGTCGTCCAGCGCATTCACCAGCGCCTTGTCCAGCGTCTGGATGCGGTGTTCGAGCACGGTCGTCTGACTCTCCTGCGCGGGCGTGAGCGTTGTGCTGCCGCGTGTGGCCGCGTCGGTGTAGTGCTGCCATGCGGTCGGCGATTGCGCGGTCAGGGTTTGCAGCAACGCGGCAGCCGACGCCGCCGGCATCGTCGGATAGGCGTGACCCTGCGCATCGGTGTAGGTGATCTTTCCTGCCGCATCCTTGGCGACCTGCCCAAGCCCCGCGGAGCGCAGCAGCGCATTGGCCGTGTCCACGTTCCCGGCGAGCAGCGCGGTACTCGCATTCGCATACAGGCCGCTGGCGTAGGGTGCGCCGTATTGGCCGGCGACGCCCCGCGCGCCCGGCCACGCCTCTGCCGAGCGCTGTGCGGCTTGGGCCGATTGCAGTGGATCGACACGCGAGCCGGCCGCATCGCGTGCCGCCGCGTCGGCGACCGGGTTCTGGTAGCGCATATCTTCGGCCGCATCACGGGCGCGCTGGTTGTCTGGCGTCCAGGCACGACCCAGCGTGTCGAGCGCGAGTCGGTTCTGTTCGTGGCCCAGTCGATACGCCGACCCCTGCATCGCTTCCTGTGCTGGCAACAGCCGACCCTGCATCTGCGCCTGATCGGTGTCCAGCCGCCACAGCGCGCCTTGCCGTGTCTCGTAGGCCGGCAGCAGACGGGTGTCCGCTTCCGCCCGGCGCGCGCCGTAGACGTTGCCGACGTTGATCTTGTCGAGCGAGGTCTGGTGAGTGTTGAACGCGAGATCGTTCGCCAGACCGAAAGTGAAGGCGCGTTGCCGGGCGTCCGCCTGCCGCGCGGCGGCTTCGTCGAGTTGTTGCAACCACTGCGCCGAACTGGCGCTGGCGCGATCGAGGATCGCGAGCGGATCGTAAGTCGGCATGAGAGCGGTTCCGAAAGGGCGTTACGCGAAAGGGGTCATGCGTGCGGCAAGGCCGCGGGCGTCGCGCAGGTTGAGCAAAGTGTCGTCGCCCGTCGAATCGGCATCGAAGTCGCCGGAGAGGCCGGGCAGGCCGCGCGTGAGCATCGCAGTGCCCATACCGAACGATTGCAGACTGTTCGCACGCGACTGCTGCATGAGGTAGCCCGAGAAGCGCCCGAAACTCGCCTGCAACGCGCCGTAGTAACCGCTCATACCGCCCATCAACGCATCGTTCGCGCCACCGATCGCGGCCGTTGCCGCACGCATATCGCCCGTGGCGCTGGCGTGTAGGCTGCGGCCGATGTTGAACATCTGGAGTTTGCGGTTGAACTGCACGTCGTGGCGCCGCCATACCTGCAATTCTTCGTAGCGCCACGCATGGTTCACGGCATCGACTTCCGTGCGCGCCCACTCCGAATGAATCTCGCGCAACAGGTTCGCATTCGCCCCGGCGCAGTACCGCGAGAGCCTGCGGTTCAATCCAGTGATCGCCTTACCGAAGGCGCGCGCGGCATCGTTGCGCGCGCGGCCCATGTGCAATTCATACTGTGGCACATAGCGCGGATCGGATGCGACCTGGGCCATCGTCGCGTCTTCGACCGGCGCGAAGATCGTCGTGTAGCGGCAATACTCCTTCTCCGCCATCACGAGCTGGCGATTGGCGAGCGCGGCCTGATCGTTGGCGATGGAGCGCACGAGGTCGCGTTGTTTGCTGGCAATGTAGTTGTCGATCGCGATCTGGATCGCGACTTGGCCGATGGCCTTCACACCGACGCTATCGAGTTGTTGCTTGTAGGCCAGTTCCGCGAGGTAACGGTCGCGGCCGGCAGCCGGGTTCGGCGTGACATGCAGGGTCGGCTGCGCCAGATACGCGAGCAACGCACCGAGACCAGCGCCGACGATGGTACTCGTCACCTGACTGTTGCCGTCCGGGTCGCCGGGCACAACTTCGACATTGCCGGTCGCGCAGTTGAAGCGCGGCAGGGTCTGTCCGAAGCCGGCGTAGTCGTCGTCGTTGAGCATCCAACCGAGCAAGCCGCCGATGCCGGCACCCGCAAGGATCGTGCCCCATGAGATTGTGCCGGGCAGCATCGTCGGCAGGGTCGGGTTGTAGATGACCTGCCGGATCTGCTGATTGATGTCCTGCCTCTGCTGCGATTCCGCATTGATCCAGGCGTTGACGGCGGAGGTATTGTCGTTCTGGACGAGGTTGCGATGCTGGAGCATCGACATATACGCCGCGTCCATGAACGACGCGCCACCCCAATTGGTGACGAGAACGGCGGTCGCCATCAGCCGATCTTCTTGCTGTAAGCCGTGGTGGAAGGCCGGAAGCCGGTGAGTAGCGGCATGCCGCATGTCGGCGCCAGTTCCACGCGCAACTGCGTCGCCTGCCGCTCCTTCGCCCAGGCCTCGAAATCGGCGACCAGTTCGGTCGCCGTCGTCGCGGTGACGCCCTCGCCTACCGCATCGACCATCAACAGCGGCGCATGCGCCTGAATCTCGCCATCCAGAGGTGCCATCGCGTTGTAGCCCATCAGCAGGCCGATCGGCACGCCCGCGGCGTTGATCGCGGCGCCGACGTACATCGAAATGCCGCCCGCGCCGGCCAGCACCGGCACCAGCGCGCGCACGATGCCGGCCTCGTGCGGCGTCGCGTCGGGATCGAGCGCGATCACATAGCGGCGCACCAGATCGACCAGCGCGTCGGCCATGCTGAGGGGAATGTCGTTGTTGCGTTTGATGTGCATGAAACCTCCAGAAACGAAAAACCCCGCCGAAGCGGGGTTTGCGTATGCGTAGCGGGAATATTATTGCTCGAAATCCGTGAGGCGGGCCTGTCGAAAAGGCTCGAAACCAATCAATTCCAGAAGCATTGCCCCCAGGTGCGTGATCTCGCGCCGGACTCGAAACTTTCTGCCGCCCCATTCCATCTCGGGAACACCATTGGCGCCCGTTGAGAGATGATCTTCCATCAAACCAAGCTGCACAAGATGACTGAGATAGCTCTCCTTGAGCGCCGAAGCGGCCATGCGCGCGTTGTCCGATGGATAGTCTGCCACCACCTTCGGTTCAAGAATCTCTCGGTGCAAGCCCTGAAATTCGTGATGCCCTCTGAAACTGTTGCCCGCATAGTGCCGCAACCACACGATTTCGACATCGTTCAACTCTCCCAGAATGCGAAGCAAATGACGGCTATCGTGCTCATCAATCTGTTCTTGGGTCATTTCCGTTGAAAGCACTGCCGCCAAATACGCCCTGCGTTGATCGCTGGTCGCCCGCGCGGCCTGCCTGACGACCTCCTCAGCCAGCTCCAGAAAGTGGTCGTCGCTCCATTTCCGCTTTGTCACTTCGCTTTCTATTCCTGCCAGCCGACGATCAAGCTCGGCAGCGAATTTCGCGACGCGATCCAAACGCTGATTCGGAATCGCTATCCCTGCCAATTCCGCCAGGATGGACCCCGCAAAAGGCACTGCCCCCAAGAGCGCTTTACTCGCCACGACGGCATGGTCGTGACCGGAGTTTTTCAACTCATCTGGCATAGAATCATCGTTTGACATTGAGCGATACCCCGCCAAGATCGGAATTACTCTCTGAAAGAGCGAAAGGCTTGAATATCGACCACATCGGCGCGACAGCGCACTAGCCTGCCGCTTCAACCGCCTTGACGTGACTGGAAGCGCGCTTACGCCCCTTGGTCAACTCCGCAAGTACGCATTCGGCTAAGGGATAACGCTGATCCAGTTCCTCGACCAAACGCTTGGCCGCTTCAATGCATAGCGCAAGCCACGTAAAGACTGGCGTGTAGATCAGTCCCACCACGGCGATGGCCACGAGCAGGCCGGGCGATGCAAAGGGCGTATAGATCAAAATCGCCGCAATGATCCACGGGGAAATCGAAATCAGGTGAAGCCCTCTGGCGGTCCATTTCAGACTAGGCCGCGCAAAGTAACGGTTGTCAACGAACCCCGAACCGTCGGAGTCAAGGCGAACGATACCGAGCGCGTACTTGCAGTCGCTTAGCATGCGCATCGAATTGTGCCTGGAGAGCGCCATCTTGATCGCTCGACCGTCCAGCACACAGCGAAACGCATCGGACACCGCAATTTCCCACGCGATGGGATCAGCATGACGCCATCGACCCGATTTGGTCAGGTCATACAAACGCTTCATGCGCTCTTTCGACAATCGAAGCGCAAGACTGCGAACCTTGTAGAGCAGCAACAGTCCGAGTATCGGCAATACGAGCGCCAGCACCCAAGGATAGCGTTCGACCACACCCCCTAACCAGCTCATTGCGGATCATCCTCTGAGAAACTCGAACTCGCTTATTTGCACGACCACCGTCTCAAACCATGAGAATGGTAGGCAATGCCGCGTGCAGCGCCTTGCCGTCAGCGGGGGCCGTGCCCGACGGCCGTCCGGGTTGGGCGGCCAATGGCCCCGGACCTGACGAGAGACAGATTAGCCATCTGCGCCTGCCTTTGGAATCGGACATCGGCTCCTCTGAGGGTAGGAATTTTCCTACCCCTCCGCGAGTTCGGCGATGCTGCTGGCGATGTGAAGCTCCCGCAGCACGCCTTTGTCGGGTGATTCCGGCCGTTCGACCTCGATCTCGAACCCCAGGTGCCGGCTCAGGTGCGGCAGGCGGAACGGGTTGGAATGACGGATTTCGCGCTCAAACCGTAGCCGGTCGTCGGCCCACAGCCTGAATGTGGTCGCGGGGGTGGCTTCGCCCCAGTCGCCCCGGAACGGATGCGCGTCCCAGACCACCTTCGCCGCCGCCCAGTTGATATGCCCCGGCATGACCGTGCAACGGGTCCGGTAGCGCAGAGGCAGGTAGGTGCGGCCGGCGTTCCACTGGCCGATGCCGGTCGGCAGCGCCAGGAACAGCGCATCGGTACGACTGCGGTGCAGCGCGGTCGGTCGCAGCGACAGGGCGATCAGCCCCAACTGCCGACCGGGATAGGTCGGATCGGTCAGATCGAGCATCCAGCCGCTATTCGCGGTGAAACCGAACCACAGCCCATCATGGACGGCGGCGAGCAGCGTCTCCGGCCGCAGGGCCGCGAAGTCATCCTCACCCCAATACGCCTGGCTCACGCGCTGGCACTGGCGACCCGAGAGCAACACCAGCCCATCCCGGCCGGCGTAGAGCGCGCCACCGCTTGGGGTTGTCGCCATCGAGCGGCGCGCTACGCAGGGCATCGGTTCGGGCATCCGAAACACCTCGCGCCTGCCCCACTCGTCCGCCTGCGGCGCGATCCAGTAGGGGTGCCCGTCCGTGGCCACGTACAGCCCGCTGTCGGTCCAAGCCAACGCGACGATCGTGTCGTCCAGGTGCAGGCGGTAGGCATCCGGCCACGCATGGAACTCGTGCGGCTCGCAGACCCAGAGGTCGCGACCCACGGCACCGGCCAATTGCGTGCCGTTCGGCTCGGGGACCAGATGGGTCAGTCCTTCCGGCGGCGGGGCGAAGCGCATGGTGGTCAGCGGTTCGCCCAGATCGAGATTCGGTAGGGCATCGTTGACGCCGCCGGCCGCCGCCAGGAACTCTCCAACTAGGTGAAACTCCTCCATGCGCGGCAAGCCGATCTGCTCGGCCCCGGCATCGCTCGCGGTCAGGCGGTAGAGCCGCAGCGCCTGCACGTCCCAACCGCCGACCGGCGCGCCGTCCCACTGCACCCGAACGGCGGCACCGTCGTCGATCTTGAACCGCACGCTCGGCAATGAGGGCGGCCCCTCGTTCCCGAAACGATCCACATACGTCACCACGTAGGCCCGGTACTCGCTGCGCTGGTCGTTCGGCCCGGCCCAGCCCGGCGGCGCGCTGGGGGTCGCGATCGGCGGCGTCGGCACAGGCAGACCCAACCGCCACCAGCGTCCGGCCACGGCGTCCGCCGCATCGGCCCAGACAGGGAAGCGCAGATCCTCGCCGACCGCGATCACGCGCGGGCAACCGGGCAGACCGGAGACAAGATCATCGACGCCGGGCAGGACGATCCAGCCAGCCTCCGTCCGGTAGATTGTGCGATGTGGCACCCCACGCGGATCGACCGGTAGCGGTGTGGGATACGCCTCGATGGTGCCGTGCCACAGGTTGACGTTCTCGGCCCAGATCGCCTCATTGCCCTGCAACAGCGTGTGGTTGAGCCGAGGACGCATGCCGGCAAAGACGGTTTTCTGGAGTGAGGGCATAATTCAGGCTTGATGTGCACGATGGCCGATTCCCGGCCACCCACAGGACACCTTGGACATGAACACGTCCGCGCAACCGGATGCAGACGACGGGAAGACACCGGAACCACCGCTGCCGCCATCGACAGTGCCGGCAACGACCACGTTGAACCTGCGTGGCTTGGGTTCGGATGCCGAGTGGAACGAACGCTTCGCCGGCAACCTTCGCTATGTGATCGTCGAATGTGGAAGATTCATGGACCTGCATCTGCTGGAAGGCGTGACGGTGGGTTTCGATTACAACGATGCGTTGAACTCTGTGGACCTCGGCTACGAATCGTCTGTCGCCAAGGGATACACGAACGAAGAAGGTTTGATCGGCGTCGGCAAGCTGCTCCGGGTTCGTCGCGACGACGGCATCAAGGCGCATATCGTCATCGATGCGGGGGTTCTGCACCTCCTCGCAGAGCCCGAACACCCGTTGTTCCTGTCCACGGCGAACATCCTCGCGCATGAACTGGCGCATGTGAACGTGATGCAGTGGTTCATCGAACACAGCCCCGGCATCCTGCTCGAACGTCCCGAAGGCGATTGGGCAACCTATGTGATGCGCGATACCGCTCACATCGTCTGGGAGGAATACGCCGCCTGTCGCTTGAGCGCCAGAATTTCCGGCGATCAGGTGATGGAAAACTATGCGAAGAATGTCGAAATCTCGATGGCCGGCGCCGTCCAGAACGCCCGTGAAAGCATCAAGACCTACCGCACGCACGGTGATCGTGGACGACTGCTGACCGAAACTCTGACCGCCATCGCCAAGCCCATCAAGATGCTCGCCTATCTGCTCGGACATCTTGATGGGCTGGATCGAGAGGCTGACCTCAAAGCCATCGCGCCTGCTTGCGATGGCGACGAGCTATCCCCCGCCGTACTGATCGTGCATGACGCCTTGCGTCAAGCATGGGAGACGCGGCACGACTGGCAAGGCATGAAGGGCGTGGACGGGGTCGTCAACGCATTGCTGCGCGCGATGGAGATTGCGGGCATCCAGCTTCGCCTCAGCGAAGAAGGCGATGGCTCGATGATCCACGCCCCGTTCACTGCGGCCACCCTGCCCAATGGCGAGGCGGATATGGCCATCATCCGGCTCCAGCGCATGCTGGAGCCGGAATAAGCGAGTTCACTCAGGGAACGACATGGCAATCATGGCCATACTCCTACGCACCCACTTCTCCCTCCATCATGCGCAAGCGGCCACTTTCCACGCGCGTCAAGCAGCGAATATCGCGCTGGATGGGACAGAGGAGGCTGCGATCGCCCTGGGCGCACACGTCTCGGCGGCCGTGATCTCCGCTGGTGCATTTCTGGAAGCCACCATCAACGAAATCAGCGAGAACGACGAGCGCAGCGGCGCTTTGGAGCGTCTGAACACCTATCTCAAGGCGCATCACGCCAAGGGCATTCCAAAGAGCGATCCGCGCTGGCGATCAGCCAAGACCTTGATGGACCTCCGCAACCGACTTGTGCATTACACACACGACTGGCTGGACGAAGGTTCAGATAACATGATTGGCGAAAAGGCGCTCAATAAGTCCACGCTTCTGACGCGCATGCAAAAAGAATTTGCATTCCTTCCACCACCAGTAAATTACATTCCACGATTCCTGTCGCCGGACTGCGCAGCGTGGGCCATCGGCACTGCGACAGCGCTTCTGGATGAGTTCTTTCAGCGACTTAACTCGGAACCCTTTTTCAACCATTTACGAGACCGCATCGAAGTTAAACGATAACGATCACCATGCCCATAATCGGCTTCATATTACATCAAGATATGCAGGGGCATTGAAACTTCATCGCGCCGCAGATCATGTGCAATGGCCATGCGAAGACTAAGGCGATCCCGCATCTGCGCCGAGTCGAAGTTGGCTATTTCCGCCACTGCATTCTCGAAGATGGCCGAATCAAACCATTCCTTATGCCCATAGGCCCCGAACGGCACGGAATGCGGCGGTTCAGTCCTCGCGAACTGAAAACGCTTTTTTGCCATTCTCTCGGCCGCCAAAGCGCTTGCCTTGTCACCGCCGAAGTAGATGCCGACACTTCGGTCAAGATCAAAGTCGCAGTTGAACTGAGCGGCCCGACTGGTCCAGTCACCGGAGCAACCCAACTTTAGCTTCGAGCTGGCCGGGTCTAGCAGCAAATAGACTCGATAGAGCGGCACATTGACCGGCGCGTAGATTCTGCTCGGAACACGGACCCGGTAGAGCTTCAGAAGTGCGGAAACGAAAATCATGGAGCCAGGATGCTTCATACTGTACTTCGCGGCGCTACGCTCCACTTTTGCCGACCCGATTTGTTCGATCAGGTACAGCAGCCGGCGGGCATCCATCTCATTTTCAACGTGGACATCGAAATGATGGGCCGGCAACTTCGGGTGGAATGGACTTATCCTGTTCATTGTTAGCCGCGATCGTTAGTCTGCCTGGGTAATGCTCGAAGCACGAAGCAGATGCAGACTTCAGTTGGACCACAAAATATCGAACAGGGCGGGATAGGTCATCGCCTCACAACCCGCCCTGTAGCTCCACAAAGCCTCACCCATATCGTCAGTGCCGTTACTTCACAGCCTTCTACAGCCACGCGCCCATGATACCAGCCTGCCGGCGCTTCGGTCAGATCGTGGTCGATGATGAACGTCGCGACGCCGCCCACGATGGATTCTGCAATGTAGGTCTTCGAGGGCGGCGGCACGACAACCGGCAATCCACCATCGCAAGGGCGACACCGCGCCAGCGTCGGCGCCCACTTGCCACAATCGCCGCAATTCGATTCGCCACAGCCGCCACATCCACCCCAGCGGCCTTCCATCACGTCATCCGCGCGCGGGTACCGCGGCGTGCAGGCATCCGCGCGGTCCAGCACGGGCTGACACACGCTTTCGCCCTTGCGGGTGACGGTCAAGGTCACGTTCGTCACATGGACGGTTGCGCAGTCGCGCATCAGCAGGACATGCAGGCGTTCGGTGTTCGGCTCGACGATCAGCGGACGGGCCATGCGCTTCTCCTAAATGGCAAAGTCGCCGCGTTCCGGCACCATCGCCCGCGCGCCGCCCGTGCGACCACGCAGGCGTCGCGTGCGGGCGCGCAGGATGGCGGCGTCGAAGCGTTGGCTGTAGACGGCTGCCAAGCGGGGATCACTGAACGGGTGCCCAGGCAACAGCAACACATCCGCGAGCCCGCCCTCGACCAGCGCGCGCCCCCACTCCTCGGCGAGCCGTGCATCGAGCCGGCAGGCATCGTGACGCGGCGCGGCGACGTAGCGCACGCGCAAGGTGTCGCAAGTATCGCCGTCGCGATCGATCCAGACCGACACATCCGGCGTCTCCAACGCTTCCACCCGGAAACCGCAGCCCGTTTCGATCACGTCCCGGCGCGGATCAAGCATGCTCTCATCAGGCATGCCGCATCCGATCGACACCGCGACAATGCGCACCACACGCTCGCAGTCTGCCGGCACCACCGGGTAATCGCGCACCCCGCAGGCCATCGGCAATGCCGCCTCGCGTTCCAGCCATCCGCTGGCTTCGCAGAACCGGATCGCCGCATCGCGCAAGTAGCTGTGTGCCGCGACATCGGGCAAGCCCGGCGTGGCAGCGACCATACGGGCCAGGAACGGCGCGAAGTCGGTGAAGCCCGGCCCGCAACTCACGGCTGCGCCCCTTCCGGCGCGCGCCCGGCCTGCGAGACTGCGACAAGCCGTTCCTTCGCCTCGGAGACGCCGAGCATGGCGTAGAAGTGCTGACGGTGCGCTTCCTGCTTGGCGAAGGACTGCGCCGATTCCATATCGACGCTGTAAGCGCGGTACAGCATCCATTCGATCAGCGCATTGTGCATGCGCGCGGGCGTGACCAGCCGATCATTGCGCGGATCGGCATCGTCGATTTGCGCGAGCGTCATCGCCTCGGGGGATTGCTGGCACACCAGGGCGACGGTGTACGCCTGCCCGTCGTCGGGTACGGGCGGATCGACGAAGAACGCGCGCGGGTCTTGCGGCGTGAAGCTGTAGCCGCGCACGCGGTAGTCTCCGCAGACGCTGACCGGCGCGCAGCCGGTGTCGGCGAACGCCTGCAACAAGCCGTCATCGACCTTGCGCGCGCGACCGGCATCGCCCGCCGACCCGATGATTTTCTGCAACTGGCAACCCTCCGGCAGCGGACCCTGTCGCGCACCCGGCACCAGGGCGAGCACGTCCGTCTGTGCGTACAACTCCGGCCGGTACAGATAGACCTGTCGCTGGGCGTCGTTGAGGTAGTCCAGCAGATCGGCACGAGTCCAGCGGATGTGCTCGAAGCCCGGTTCGGCATCGTTGAGCAAGCGCGCGACTTCGCCGATTAGCGCCGCCGCGAACTCGGCCATTACAGCGCCGCTCCGCTGGCGCCGTCGTCGATGCGCTGATTACGCTGCTTGACCGCCTTGCGCTTGGTCTCGCCGGCCCGGTTATGGGCATCCTCGAACCCACCTTCCAGGCCAGCGGTCGCCATGTCGAGCGGATTGCCGTGGATGTCGGTTTCGATGGTGGGCACGGTGAGAATGGAGCCGACCTTGCGGATCGTTTCGCCTGCCTGCTCGAAGTCGCGGCCGTTGGTGGTATAGCCGGGCGTGAGACCCGGTAACAGCTCGAACTCGTCATCGCGCGGATACAGATGGCCGTGTTCGTCCTGCAAGACCTGCATCTTCTCGCCGGTATGTTCGATGTTGCGGTGGATGTCCAGCGACGTATGCGGCTGGGTCGTTTGCGGCATGGGAAAAGGTTGCATGCGAGTCCTCAGGCAAGAAAAAGCCCCGCCGAAGCGGGGCTGTGGGGGTGACGCGGCGGAGGATGTGCGCGGCGATCAGTTGCCGGTGTCGGGGTGGAAGATCACCGCCGAGACAGTGAGCCGCAGTTTCGTGGCGCCGGTCGCGGGCCACCCCACCACGGCGAGCGTCACCGCATCGGCCAGCGGCTGCCACGCATTGACCAGGACGTAACCGCTACCCAGGACCGCGCCGTCGATCGCGGCGTTGAACGCGCCGCGCACCGAGGACAGATCGAGGGTGACGCCGGCTTCGGCCGATTCGACTTTCCAGTACACGCCATGCAGGAAGCAGCCCGGCGGAATGACGATCGGGTAGATCACGTCCTCGTTGGCGATGTCGTGGCAGACCAGATACTGCTGCAACCCCGGCTGCAAGCGACCCTCGTCGCCATTGGGCACGACGCAATCGCCGCGCATGGTGTAGCCGGTATCGACCAGCGCCGGATAGAAGTCCAACGAGCGCGAGAGGCCATAGGCGACGTGGACCTTGTGCCCGGCCGCTTCGGTATTCACCCGATCGAGCAGTTCGGTGGTGAGCGCGCCGGCCAGATCGGCCGGCGTGGGACAGGCGGTGCAGCCGTCGTCGATCCAGCCGGCGGCGCTCTGGCCGAACAGCGCATCGAACGGGGTCTTGCCGCCGCCGTGGTACAGGTGGTGGTAGGCCATGAAGGTCTCCTCAATTGAAGCGCACGTAGGCGACGCCGAGCTGCTCGGGGAACAGCGGCTTGTGTCCGAAGATCGACAGGCCACGGAAGTAGCTGCCGAAGAAGTGTTCGGACTTGATGACATCCGCATCCGAAAGCTGCTGCACGTAGCCGGTCGCCATGCGTCGGCCGAAGATCACGAAACTGCACTGCGCATTGGCGGTGGTGTCGTAGACGGTCGGGACGAAGTTCGAGCCGAGCAGGCGGAAGCCGGCCGGATCGAGGTTGCGCATGGGTTTGCCGCTGGCATCGACGAGGAAGCTGCGCGGCAGGCCGGTGACGAAGGCGTTGGACAGCGGCGAGGTGAACAACGGCGCGGTCGCGGCCGGGGGCAGGATCATGAACATCTCGCCCGCCTCCCAGACATTGCTCTCGCACATCACCTGATTGCAGCGGGCAAAGAACTCCAGCAGGTTGCCGCCGGTGATCTGGAGCGGATTGCCGACCGCGCCCAGATTGACGTTGCGGCTGTTGAGACCGGCGTTGATGCCTTTGTTATACGGCGCGGCATCGCGGATCATCTTGGCGAGGATCGACTTCTCCTGCGCGTAGCCGACCGACCGGCCACCCGAGGTGATGAGGACGGTTTGCAGTTCGTCCGCGTTGCGGATCTGCTTCACATCGACGCGATCAAGCTTGTAGTTCCAATAGAACCCCTCGTCAACCGTGAGCGTGGTGGTCTCGATCTCGGGCGTATCGGTCTGGAGCCGGATGTTCTTCTGGTAGCGGTGGATGCGCGCGACCGGCTCGCGCTGGAAGGTGATCTGGTCGCCGAACTGGCGCAGTTGTCCGGTGTAGGTGGTGGAAGTGATGTCCTTCATCAGCGTTTCGGCATACGAACGCATCAGAAAGCGCGGATAGAAGTGCGGCTGGATCAGCGACCCGCTGTACTGCGGGTAGCCGGTCGCGGCGGGGATGGTCATGGAACGTGTCTCCGTGAGTCAGCGTGGGGAATGCGCTGTCCACGGCCCTCAAGCGAAGATCAGGGATCGACCCGACCCTCGCGTAGCGCCTGCTGGAAAGCGCGCTCGAACTGCTGAAGCTCCTGAAACGTCTTCTGCCCGCGTTGCCACAGCCCCATCATCGATTCCATATCGCCCGAGCGGAACCGCTGGCCGGCAACCGGTGCGCCGCCCGCGTGGATGCGGTCGGGCACGGCGAGCGCGTCCAACGCCGAGGGCGACGCGGTGCGATCGGTGGGAGCGGCCTTGCGCTGCTGGAACGCCTGCACGATTTCGACGATGCCGTCGATGTCGCGGCGGGCGTCCGCCTCTTGCAGCGCCTGATTGAAGGTCTTGCCGCCGCCGAAGGGCATCGGCTGGAACACGAAGCTCGCCCACTCGCTGTCCTGAAACACCGATTGCGCGGTGCCGAGGCGCTGCGCGAGGCGTTCGCGGAAGCCTTGGGCTTCGCTTTGCGTCAGGCGGGTTTCGAGCGGCTTGACCTGTTCGGTGACTTGCTGTTGCAAGCCATCGACCTTGGTCAAGAGCGCGCGAATCGCCTTGGCGCCGTTCTCGCCGAACTCGAAGGCCAGATCGTCGTCGCTCAAGTCGCCCAAACCATCACCCGCCGCAGGAGCGCGCGCGGGATCGGTCGGAGTTTTCTGCTTGAGCGCGTCGAGTTCCTGCGCCTGTCGCTGCGTGAGATCGCGCAGCAATTGCAGTTCGGTGCTCGTGTCCAGTCCGTCGCCCTGCCCGCTCCGCGCCTTGAGGGTGCGGACTTCTTCGGACAGGCGCGGGACTTCGGCGTCATACTTGCCCTTCAGGGCGTGATAGCGGGCTTCCCACTTCGCGTCGTCGGCGCTCGATGCGGCGGTATCCGAGCCGGACGGGTCCGGGTCGGGTCGCCAGGAGTCGAGGTTGACGTATTGCGCATCGGGCGCGGCCGGCGAGGCCGGTATCGCGACAGGAGCGGCGGGTGTGGGCGGTGTGTCAGGGGCCGGCGTCGGCGGGGTGCGTGTCGCACCCGGCGCGGCGTCGGCCTGCTGTTGCAGTTGTTCAAGCGAGAAAAAATCGGACATGAGAACCTCGGGGTCGGAGCCGCGACGGGGCCGCGCGGCATCGCGCCGGAGCCGTGACATGCGGCTGGCCAGCCGGTGGCATCGGTGTTCCGGTGCGACGCGCTGCGGGCGTCGTCGGTATTCCTGGGAGGACGAGAAACCGGCGTGCGCCGGGGTGGCACTACAGCAACGGGTCGTGCGACGCCGCTGCGGCGGTGTGGGGGGTGCTGTCGGCGGACGCCGCCAGCACGTAAATCTGTCGAATGGCGCGCGCTGCGCCCTGCTGGCGCAGCATGTCGGTCGTGTCGTCCATGCCGACGAGCCGGTCGGCGGCGTCCTGGTCGAGCTGCGCGAGGTGCGCGACGAAGATGCGCCACGCATTTGCGTTCGCGGACAGCGAACGTACTGCATCGCGCACGCGCGCGAATTCGCGCTGTGGATCGCGGCTCATGCGAGCGCCTGCGTCACGCCGTTGCGACGCAGGACAATCACCGTCGGCATATCGATGCCCGGCGCGACGCCTTCGGCGACCAGCCGATAGCGGCCGGGCAGCACGACGGCGAGTTGGGTATTCGTCGGATCGAGTTGCAGCGGTTGGCCGTGGTGAATGGCAGGGGCGTACAGTGTGGTGTCGCGAAACCCCGTCACCATGTCTACACGCACACGCTGGCCCGGTTTCAGATCGAACGCGCAGACCACGGCCGCAGGCGCAATCACCTCAAACTCCGGCGATTCGACCGAATCGCTCAGCGGCGACAGGTACACGTCGTCGCGGCGGCCGTTCGCCTGTCCGGCGTACCCCAGAATGCCGGGCGCGCAGCCCGGTGTATTGAAAATGCTGGTCATGCCGGCCTCACACGCACTCGACGTTGACGCCGAGTTGCACGGTGTCCACGGCTGCCGTATCGATCACGGCGCCATCGCTCACGCGGCGCAATTCCAGCGTCGCGGACAGGAAGCGGCCACCGGAGGCGCCGGAGAGCGTGTATGACCAGCCGAGCACGCGCCCGGCCGCCAGCGACAACCACGCGCCGACGACCACGCCATCGGGCGCGTCGCCGCTGGCGACACGCAGTTCGTAGTTCGACGCCACATCGCCCGTGGCGAGCCAGCGCCCGCGATTGCCGGGCGTCGCGGGCGCAAGGCTGGAGCCTTCGGTCACGCTCCCGTCTTGGCGAATGTCGATGAAATACTGCACCGACGCGCCCGCACCGCCGTTCACGACAAAGCAACCGCCTTGCGCACGCTCGAAGGGGAAGCCTGTGGTGCTTCCCGCCACCACCGGGTTACAGACGATATTCGCCATGTTGTTCGCTCCGAACTCAAGGGCACTGGGCATTGATGCCCGTGTAGACCTGAAAACCGCCGTAAGGCTCGTCCACGACGAGTTGCTGGTCGCTGCTGCGGCGGATCTGCACGCGACCGCCGATCAAGCCACTGGTGCCGCAGCCGAAGGTGCGCGTCCAAGCGCGCGCGACGCCGAGCGACAACCACACCTCCAACGCATCGGGACCGCCCGACAACCCGCCGCTGACGCGCACCTCAAAGTCGGCCGGATTGACGCCGCTGCTGCCGATCCAATTACCACCATCGCCCGCCGCAGCGCCGCCGATGTCGCCGTTCGGCGTGATCGTCAGATCGGCGGTGTAGACGTTGGCGTTCGGTGGCGTGCAGTCCAGCGCGAAGCACTGCCCGGTATCGCGCGCCAGCGCGCCGGCCGGCAGTCCGGGCGTCGCCGGCAGCAGATGGCAGACCGTCGCCGTTGTCGCACCCGCGACGATCTGGCTGGAGAGCGTGGTCAGCACCGGCCCGCTGGCCGTGCCGTCGTAACTGGCGCACACCTGACCACCATCGACGACGCTGCCGCTGACGTTCACGACGAAGGGGAAGCCGCCGACCGGCGCGGGGCCATTGAGGTAGACCGTCCAGCACACCGTCTCGCCGGGCGACACCGCGCCGGGGTGATCGCTGGTGATGTCGATGAGCGCAAGCGTCACGTCATTGTCGGTGATCGTGACCGGCACGCGCCCGCCCGGGAAGGTCGGAATACGCGGCGTGGTGCCGATGTCGAACCCCAGTTCGCGATCCGGCTCGTCGATCGTGTCGTCGGTCGTCTGCACGCACACGCTGGCGCGCGACTGGCCGATGGGAATGGTCAGCGGCGAAGTGATGGCGTAGCCGTGGATCGCCTGCTCATCGCCCGACAGCGACACCGGGATCGTCACCGCCGCGCCGGTGACGGGCGCATTCAGCACGATCTCCCAACAGACGTTCGTGCCCTCGGGTACGGTGTAACCGGGTGAGACGTTGACCGACGTGATCGTATGCGTCGAGGGTGGCGCCTCGTCGTTGTCGAGGATCGCGACACAGGCACTGCCACCGGCCGACAACCGCGGCGCATCGACTTGCAGGCAGAGTTCGCGCGGTCCCAGCACCGTGCCGTCGTCGAGCGTCGCGACGCAGACTTCCACCGCCGCCTGCCCGACCGGAATGACGACGCCGGTCGGCGCGGGATAGCCGCGCAGCGCCTGTTCCGAACCGAACAACGCCAACGTCAGCGGTAGATCGCGGCCGGCGACGGCTGGCGTCACTTCGATCCGCCAGCACGCTGGCTGCCCTTCGACGATCGGCGTCGCCAGCGGCAGGATACCGATCAGCGTGTGCTGCGAGTCGCAACAGGTATTCGTGATGATCCGCGTGCCGCCCGGCCCGCCCGTGATCGCGATCCCAGGACCGGCGACGATGCGGTTGAGGAAGGTCTGTTGCGCGAGTTCAATGGCAACGGCCAGTTCCGCGCACGTCGGAATCGCGTTGCCGGGCGCATGATCCGCGCCGGCACAGGTCTTGAACACGCGGGCGAAGGATTCTGGCGGAATCACATCCGGCGGCAGGGTATCGCCGGGCGCGAACGGCGTGTGCTGTCCGCGCTCGTATTTCAGGGGGCGACGCTCGGGCATGGGAACTCCGTCAGGCTTCGACGTGGGTCTGGTCGCAGCAGGTGTTGGTCAGCAAGACAGTGCCGTCCGGCCGCAGGGTGATCGCGATGCCGGTCCCGGCGATGAGCCGGGCCAGCGCCTGCACGAATGCCTGTTCGATCGCGGCGCGCATTTCGGCGCATAACGGAATCGCTGCGCCCGGAACGTGAGCCGAACCGGCGCAGGTCACGAACGCGGCAGCGAATCCACCGCCCGGCACCGTGCCCACGGGCACCGTGTCGCCTTCGGCGAACGGGCGGTGTACGCCTGCGTCGTATTTGAGGGGACGTTGCGTACTCATGGCGATGTCTCCGCTCGCGCACGGCGGCGGCGCGTCGTCGTGGTCGTGCTGCTCGCGACCCTCGCGGTCGCATTAGCGTTGCCGCCGCAATCGACGAAGGCGTAGTACGGCAGCACATAGCCGCCGATGTTGACCCAGCCGATGGGACGGCCCAGCAATCCGTCGCGCCCGCCGTAGAGCGTCGTCGGCAGGGTGTCGTTCTCGCTGGTCGCGGGCGGATTCGCGCCCGTGATCCCGATGCGCGCACCACTTGTCGCGATGTCGATCGCGTCCTGCATCTCCGCACAGGTCGGAATGCGTGCGCCGGGCATGTGCGCCTGACCCGCACAGGTGCGAAACACCGCCGCCACCTGGTCCGTGGTCAGCGAGGCGGGTGTCGGGGTTTCGACATGCGTCCCATCCGACATCGAAATGACCAATCGTCCATCGGCGGTGAAGGTCACGGCGGTCACGCGCACAGTGGTGCCGGGTGTCGGCAATCCGTCGATGGCGGCGGCGAGGTCCGCGCACGTCGCCAGGGGCGTTTGTCCCGCCAGCACGGGCGCACCCCGGCAATCCGTACCGATGGTGGTCCCCAGCAGCGCACCGCCGACGATGCGTGCATCGATCAGGGTCAGATTGCGGACGGTCGTACCGTCGATGTTGATCTCGTCGCAACAGGACATGCGTACTCCTCCTTCAGTGATTCGCTGGCATAGGCAGCAGCGCCCGGCTTGCCAGCGCCTCGGATTCTTCCCAATAGACCACCGTGTCCAGGTCGCCCCGGCACACGCGCACGCGGTAGGTGCCGGGGATCGCCAACACCACCTGGTTGTGGCGCTCGCAGAGCACCGTCTTGCAACCGTCAATGCGGTAGGTCGCCCACAACTCCGGCGCGCTCGGCGGCGCGCAGCAGGCGTCGGCCTGATCCTTGATGCGCGGGTGGATGAGCAATTCGATTTCGGCGCAGCCGTGACCGGCGAAGCGCAGAATCACGGGCGCGAAGGTCACTTCGACGTTCGGGGCCTCGTCCGCCAGCGTCGGCAGAGCGCCGTAGTACAGGAAACCTTCACGGGCCATGCGCTGGCTCCTGCGCGATGACTTCGACCAGCGGATCGCGCTCGATCGTGCGCCACAGCGCGCGCACCATCCGCAGCAGCAACTGCCACTTCGCCTGCGATTTGCTCGGCACGAAGACCACCGGGTCTTGCCAGTACAGCGTGCGTCGCTGCGCGCGGTCGCTCACGCCATCGGGCCGGTAGCCGGCGCTGCGATGGCCGAAGCGCACGAAGAACGCCTGCGCGTTCGTGTCGATGCGGTGGATGAAACCTGGGCCGTACACGATGTCGAACACCGCATCGCCCGGCTGCAACTCGTCGCCGTCCATTCGCATGGGGCGGTTCTCCTCGTGGTCAGATCGAAACGCCTGCCAATGCATCGACGATGCTGCCCTGGCGGCCATCGAGCGCCGGCATCGCCGTCGCGGGCGCGCTCGCGGGCATCGCACGGGCACCGACGCCTTCCGCGCCGGCCGCCGGATCGGGCGGCAGCGCGCCTAGCGCGTTCATCGGCGTCGCCTTGCCGAAAATCAGGTCCGGGTTGAAGCCTTGCAGCCCCACCCAGTCGCGCAGCAGGTTCACTAAACCTTCCCGCGGCAACAATCCGCCCTGCGCGAACGGCGTGATCGCTTGCAGCGTCTCCACGGTGCGCGCTTGGCGCATCTCGCGGGCCATGATTCCTTTCGCGCCGCGCGCGACGACCGTCGCGTCGGCCTTCAAGCTCGCATCGGGGTTCAGCAGCATGTTCAGCAGGTAGTACGCTTTGATCGTCGGTTCGATCAGATGCTTGTCGAGGTTGCCGATGGCCTGCTTGATGCCGCGTAGTGCGCTGTTGTAGAGCAGACTCAAGCCGCCCATCGTCGCCGCCGCACCCGTGGCCGGACTCGTGCCACCGTAGGCGTAGGCGGGGACGCCGCTGACCTCATCGGCGAGCCGCCAGTAGGCTTGCAGCACCGCATTCAATTCCGCCGCGACGCTCGGAATCTTCTCCATGTTGATCGCGCGGCCCTTCCCGGCGCCCTGGGTGTAGAACACGCGATACGGGCGGACGAGGTTCGGCGCGTCCTCGCTCTCGTCGAGCAGATCGAGGTTGATTTCGGCGATTGGACCGGAGGCGTAGGCCATGTTTTGCACCAGCCGACGCGCGGCCGAGTTCACTTGCCGCTGTACGTCGCGCAGAATCTGTCCCAGCCCCTCGCCCCAGAAGCTGCCGGGGAGTCGCGAGAACGACGCGACCTGATACGGCCGCTGGCCGGTCGGAATTGGGTTGAGCAGCGAACGCAGCACCAGATCGCCCAGCAGCCAGACGTTCGCCTCGTAATAGGCATCGGGATCGACGCTGCGCTCGCCGAACACGGCGCTCGGCGGCAAGCCTTCAAGCTGGCACCACTCCAGCAGCACCGCGCCCGGCACCCGGCCCCAGAAGTCCACCACGTCGTAAGTGCCGTCATGGCCCGTGGACGAGGCGTTTGATGCGCCCCAGGCGCCCGCGGTCGCCAGCCCTTCCAACTGCGCGCGTTCGTTGGCGATCGGGTCGCCGCAAACGTAGCCGCTGGGGTGCAGCGTCAACGCCGTGCGGATCGCACGCTCGGAGAAATTCGGCAGGCCGATGCAGTCCGACAGCGCCTTGCCGGTCATCGGCATTCGCTCGCACAGGTAGCTGCCATCCTGCGGATGGGTCGCATCCGGGGCCGGATACAGGTCGAAGGGCGAGACGCGCTCAACCCGGACCTTCGTGCGCGCAACGATCCGCAGCCGCTCGCCGTCCCACTGCGGCGCCTGCACCCGGCGCACGATGGGCGACTTCAATACCGCACCCGGAAACACCGTCAAATCCTCGATCGCCGCGTCGAACGCCTCGCGCCAGCCGCCCTCTTCGAGCTGGTCGGCGATGTGCTTCTCCATCCGCGCGCACGCCTCGCGCGCGGTCTCCAGCACGAGGTCGGCGGCCACGTCTTCGAGTTGCTTGATCCGTGCCTGCACCTGATGCGGGGCGAGATACTGAAGTTCGACGCCGCTGCGCTGCAACTCCACTAGGAACGCCTGCCGCGCCGCCTGCTTGCCGGCGTCGGACAGTTCGGGGATCGGTGTCGGCTCCACCGTCCAGGGCTTGTCCTCGGCGTTCGCCAGCGTGTCGCGTATCCACGCCTGCGCCGCGCGCATCTTCATCGACGCCAGCGGCATGTAGACATCGATCCCGTCCAGCGCACGCGCCAGTTCCGGGTCATACTCGTTGTGACGCATGCGCAGGCAGCGCATCATCGTCTCGTGGACGCTGGCGCCGTTACGCCAGACCACAGCTTCCTTGTGCCGCTTGGCGCGCACGAAGGCGTCACGCACGAATGTCCCCAAGCGCGAGCGCAGGCCGACCGACTGTTCGACCTGATAGGCATGCGCCGCATGCTCCCGCCGCAGCAGGAGGTCGCCTGCGGCGTTGGAAGCGTCTGCGAACATCACGGGCGGTTCACCATGCGAAAGTCGAATCCGACGCCGACGCGCGGCGCACGCTGCCGGTTCCCTTCGGGAACACGGCGCCGATGTCGTAAATACGCGCCATGCTGTCGAGCATGTCGTCATGGACGCCGGCCGGGAAGGTCAGGTACTCCTCGTTGACGAATCGCTCCATCACGTCCACCGGCTTGCCGTCGTGCAGCGCCTTGGGCAGTGCGCGCGGCAACCACCAGCGACCGTTCTCGAAGTCCGGCTCCAACCGCTTGATCCGCGCCTCCTTGGACATCTGGCCGCCGACCTCAAAGACAGTGAAGCGGTAGTTCTCCGCCTCCATCGCCACCGTCAGGTGTTCGATATCCGCGTCCTTGCCGTATTTCTCGTACCCGACCTTGTGCGGCTTCCACTTGCGGTGCATGCGGATCGTCAACGCCGCGCGTTCGCGCAGATTGAGCTTGTCGCGCACGGCGTCCAGCAGGTAATAGCGGCCATCGGTGTTCAATCCGACGACCACCGCCGCCGTGAAATCGGACTTCTTCGCCTTGCTGCCGGCCGGATCGACCAGCAGGTAGCGATTCATCGGCCGGGCGATGGTGATCGGGATGCTGTCGTACTCGCGCAGCCACGCGCGCTTGAAAAATCCGCCCGTGCCGGCGACCGGGCGCTGCATGTAGAGCGCCTCCCAGTCGCGGCTGCCGCTGGCGATGCGCTTGAGTTCCAGGGCGGCCTCGGAATACCGCTCCGGGCACAGCGCCTGTCCCACTTCCCGCCCCAGCGCGTCGCCTTCCAGCGCCAGCGCCGGCAGGTTAATGACCTCCCAGTCCTCATGCGCGTGTTCGCGCAGCAGCCAGCCGGCCAGATCGTCTTCGTGCCAGCGCGTGTGCATCAGGATCAGCACCGCGTCTTCGGCAAGGCGCGAGTAGACGACCGACCGATACCAGTCCTTCACCCGCTCGCGCACGACCTCCGAATCGGCCTCGGCACGCGACTTGAACGGGTCATCGACCACGAACAGCTTGGACGAGAAGCCTGTCCCGCCGCCCATGACCGTCGTCCCGTAATACTGGCCGCCGGCCGTGGTCTGGAAGTCGGTTTTGGCGGTGCTGCTGCCGTCAAGCCGTGATGCGGGGAAGATCGCGCCGTGGATCGGCGAGCCGATCAGGTCGCGCACCGCCTTGCCGTTGCGCTCCACCAGATCGACGCCGTAGCTCGCCGCGATCACCGGCCAGTCGGGGTGCCGACCCATCACCCAGGCGGGCAATTTGCAACTGACGAGCGCGCTCTTGCCATGCTGGGGCGGGGCAAAAATCATCACCCTGGCGCGTCCGCGCCGGATCGCCGCCTCTAACCGCCTGCACAGGTACTTGTGCCACGCATAGGGGATGTACTTCGGATCGACCGCGCAGCAGTAGGCCAGCAGGTTGTCGCGCGCGGCCGTCAGCAGCGCCGCGATCTGCGTCTTATTCGCCGTCGCCATCGGGCGCCCCTGCCTCGGCGACGCCCTCCAGCACCGCCTGCGCGACTCGCTGCAACTGCTCCGGGGTCAGCGCCTGCGCCGCGTCGAACACACCGAGCGCACCGCCGACCTCGACCTTGCTGCGGTCGGCGTAGGTGGGGCTGAGTTTGGACGCACGCCAGCGGAGGTGTTGCGCCAGTTCGCGGGCCTTGCCGAGCGACAGCACGTCCGTCGCGGCCCGGATGCCGGCCTCCGCTTCCTCGTCCCAGACCCTGGCCGCCATCCCCGCCGCCTCGCGCGCGCGCGCGGAACGATTAGGTTCCGCCGCCAGCCACAGCGACAGCGCACCCTGGGTCTTGCCGTAATCCGCTGCGATGGCGGTGTAGGTCTCGCCTGCGGCGATGCGTTCGCACACGTCGTCCAAGTCCCAGTCCTGTCGCGCCTGCGTTGTCAGCGGCGCGGATGGCAGCGCGGCATCCACCGACGGCGAACCCTTGCCGCGCTGCTTCGCAGGCGTGCGCTTGCGTTTGCCGCGCGGGTCTTGGCTGGCGTTCACACCAGCACCGACACCACCGTCGCCAACGCGCCCGCAGCCAGTGCGCCGACCACGGCGCCGCGCCAGAACAGGCACACGCCGCAGTCGGTCCACAGCCGTAGCGGCAGCCATGCCAGCACGCGCATCGCGAGGCTCACGCGGGCGTCGTCGGCGAGGGCTGCGGCGGGCTCGGAAGCGGGCTCGGTATTGGGCTCGCCGGAGGCGGTAGCGTCGGCGGCGACAGTGGGGGCGGGAGGTTCGGACGCTGGATCGGTCGGCGGCAGGGGGTACAAGGCATGCGGTTCAGTCCTGGTCATGGCCATTCCTGGTGGGTGTGCCGCGCGCGGCGGACACGAAAACGCCCGCGGTTGCGGGCGTGGGGCGACATGGTGGCGGGGACCGGAGTCGAACCGGCGTCTTGGGCAGATGAAGCCCGAGCGGGACCACTCCTCACCCCGCGATCGCGGCAGCAACTCCGCGTGTAATCAGAATCCGGTTTTTCTGCGGAGGCATCACCTCCGCACGCACACCGCGCTCGCGATCACGCACGCGGCACGGGCGCGACCTCATCGCCGGTACGCAGGGCCGCCGCCAGTTCGCGCCGCGCTTGTGCCTCGGCATCGGAGAGCAGTCGCAGCAGCCATTCGTACATCGGTCGCCATGTCCGCCGATACGACGCCTCATCGCGATCAATCCGCGCCGCGCGCGCGCGGTCGGATACCGGCAACACGCCGCGCCCTTCGCAGGTTTCGCAAGTGATGCGCAACGCCTCCAGCATCATCTCGCCGGCACCGCCGCAGTCCGGGCACAGGTTCGGCCGTGCCAGTTCGTCCAACACGGCGCGCCGGATGACGACGTGCATCTCCGGGCGCCACGGCCACACTGCATCTTTTGCCAGAGCTGCTTTCGCACGTAAGCCCGCGATCCGAACGCGCACATCGGTCGAAACGCGGTTCGTGGCGAACGCCGCTTCCTCTGCGCAATGCAGTTCCAGTTGCGCGACCTCCAGCACCTGACGCCGCCGCGCAAACTCCGCGCGCTGGCGCTCGGCGATGGCTTCGTGCAACGCTTCGCGGCTCAGACGCGCACCCTCGGGCCACCATAGCGCGCACAGCACCTCACGGCCCAGCCCCGCCGGCACGAACGCCAGCGCCGCCGCTACATCCTGCGGGGTCAATTCGCATCCGCCGCCGTGGCCCATTTCCAGGCGGGACGTGGCGGGGTTGAGGCGCGCGAGCATTCTGCGCACATCGGTCATGGTGCAATCTCCTGAAAAGTGTTCATGGTCCGCGCCGCAGCGGCGCGCGTATCGATCGCGCATAGGGTCGTCATCGCTGGTCCTCCTGCGAGTACATGCCCCAGCGCGCGCGGGTCTTGGTCGCGCGCGTCGGTCGGTGAGGGGTGGATGGGAGCATCGGTCTTGGTGGCTCGTCGCAATCGTCGATCCGGCCCACGTCTAGGCGGCTACGTCCCCAAACGCGCCCGGTGACGCCTTCGCGTTGTTTGGCAATGTTGAGTTCGATCAGGCCGGGATACTCGCTCTCGCGACCTTCCTGTTCAGCGTAGTAGTCGTCGCGGTAGACGAACACGATTGAATCGGCATCCTGCTCGATGCTGCCCGACTCGCGCAGATCCCGCATAACCGGGCGCTTGTTCGGACGCGCCTCGACACCGCGATTCAACTGCGAGAGTGCGATCACAGGACAGCCGAGTTCTTTACCGAGGGCTTTAAGGTCGCGCGTGTTCGCACCGATCTCGACCGTCTCACGGGTCTTGCCCGGCAACGGCATCAGGTGCATGTGATCGACGACAATCAAGTCCACGGGCTGGTGGAGATGTTCGCGACGCGCGCGCACCACAATCTGCTCGCACGTCAACGACGGCGTATCGTCGATCAACAAGCTAGCGCCGCGCATGCGCCGCACGCCCTCGGCCACGCGCGCCCAGTACGTTTCGCTCTCGGCGGTGTCGTCGGCCGGGTGCCGTAGCCACTGCAAGGGCACGTCCATGATCGACGCGATGCATCGGTTGAAGATGCTGACATCGGTCATTTCGAGGTTGAAGAACAACACGCGCTTACCGCTCAACGCATTCGCGGTGGCGATGTTGATCGCGACCGCACTCTTGCCCATGCCCGGCCTACCGGCCAGAACGATCAGATCGCCCGGCATCAGGCCGCCAGTGATCGCATTGAACTTCGCCCAGGGTGTCGCGAGGCCACAGAGTCCGCCCTTCTGGTCATAGCGGCGCTGTAAGTCTGCGAACCAACGCTGGGCGACCTCTGTCATCGTCTTCACACCACCCGCGCGCGGATGGCCCGCCAAGCGCGCGATGGCGTGCTGAGCCTCGGCTATCAGATCGCGCGTGTCCCGGCCCTCGGGCTGAAAGCCAGCGTTGACGATGATCGAACCCAAGTCGATCAACTGCCGCAGTTTCGCCTTGTCTACGACGATTTCGGCATAGGCGGTGATGTTGGCCGCCGATGGCGTGGTGCTGGCCAATTCGACGAGATAGGCGCCGCCGGCTACCTGCTCGGACAAGCCCTGCGCCTCGAACCACTCACCGAGGGTCACGGCATCGTAGGGGCATGACTTCGCGGCAAGTTCGCAAACGGCGCGGTAGATCAACTGGTGATCGCGCCGATAGAAATCCTCGGACTTGATCCAGTCCGCGATCCGCGTCAGCGCATCCGGCGCGAGCATCAACCCACCCAGGACCGCCTGCTCAGCCTCGATCGATTGCGGCGGCACGCGCCACTGCTCCTGGCGGCTGTCGTTGTGGGCACGCGACCGGGCGTTCACTCGCCACGCTCCATGCGATCCATTGCCGCTTCAAAAATCTTCGTCACCACATCCGCGCGCAGCAGGTAGTCGAAAGTCGGCCGCCAATTCTCGTGCGGCGATCGGTACGGCCCAGTGCCGTTGTTGAACGGATCGTCCTGGCACTCGTCGAAATACGCCTGCCAGAACTTCACGCTGCGTCGCTGTGCCGACGCCTGCCATGCCGAGCGGATCAGTGCGCGACGCTTGGGCGACAGCTCCCGCGCCTTCGCCAATCCCGTCATCGTGGCGTTGTAGGCATCCACGATGGCTTGGTAAGGAATCCGGTCAGCCGAAGGCGACGCTACGCTTTGCTGACCATTAGCGGGGGCGGAGGGGGCGGCGCCGTCAGGCGACGCACTCCCCTGCTCTTGATTTTCTTCTACCTCTACTTCTGCCTCTGCCTCTTTCGTAGTGCGACCCGTCGCTACGCCGTCGCTACCCGTAGCGACCGGTCGTCGGTTTGTGGCCCCCGGTGTCTGCTGACCTGGGCGTCCAAGGACGGCGATCAGACAGTCGAGTGCCGGCGACCTTCGGAACCATTCGCCTTTGGCACGCTCAGCGGCGAATTCGCAATGGCGTTTCTGTTTGTCGTGTCCGGTGCCTTTCTCGACCGCCAACAATTCGATGTCTGGGTGCGTGTCCCGTAGATCGGAGCACCGCGACCACGGATTCTTGCTGAACCCGATCTTCACCGTCTCCGAGCGCGGCTCGCCGATGTAATAGACGTAGCCTTCGGCATCCAACCCAGCGTTGCCACTATCGCTGTCTCCCGCACGGTAGGCGCGATAGTTGATGATCTGCCAGCCGCCGCTGACCTTGCGCAAACGGCGTCCTTCGTCGTTTTCCGAACGCGAATCGGGGTCGGGCGACTCCAACAAGGTCAGAATCTCGCGAATGCGATCGACCGATTTCATGCAATTCATCGCGAGCGCCGGAGCGGCGACACGCACCACACCATCGGCATCGGCCTGGGACAGCATCCAGATCCAGACGCGCAACACGTCATCCGGCTGCACCCAGAGCGTGCTGTTGACGATGCCGCTGTCCAGCTTGGCGAAACTCATCCCACGCGCTCCATCCGAACCAAGAGGCCAGCGGATTCGATCCGTTGGCGCCACGCAGCCGGTGCGGTCATGCGAACGAGCGAGGGCAGGACGCGACTGCGCATTACACCCCCTCCACCAGCGAAGGTGCCGCATACAAGGTCGCCGGCTTGCGCGCGCCCGGCCGCTTCACTCGCATCGCGATCAGTTCGCCGCGTCGGATCGCATCGCGTAGCAGGCGTTCCAGCGCGCATGCGCTCGGCGGATCACCCAAGCCCTCTTGGCGCGCCCAGTTCAGAAACGCCTCTGCCGACCACGGTGTCGTTCGGCTCGATGCGAAACGGTGCAGCAGATCGTCCGCGCGATCGGTCCAGTCCGGGCCGTCGAAGAACACCAGCGCCTCCTTGCGCAACGCTCCACCGGTCGCCGCCTCGATCTGGCGCGCGCGCTGGGGCGTGATCGCAATCGCACCCCGCTCCCAATGCGACACCAGCCCCTGGGTACAGGGGCAGCCGGCATCGGCGAGTAGCGTGGCGAATTGGGCTTGGGTCAGACCCAGGGCACGGCGGTAGTCGGCAAGGCTTTTCATGCCGATAGATTACGCGCCATATTTACTAGGTCAATACTTGTATTGACTTAATATCGCGTCATGTATTAGGATCGCTCATATGACGCCGCGCCCTCACAGCTCAAAACCCTCACCAGCCGACATCGCCGCTGCCCAGCGCCTCCGCGCACACTGGCTGGAACGCGGCAGCAAGCCGACCCAGCTCCAACTCGCCACCGCCCTGGGCGTGACCCAGGGCGCGATCAGTCATTACCTGAACGGTCGGAACAAGATGAGCTTCACGACGCTCGCGCTGCTCTGCCGGGAATTGGAAATCGACCCCTCGGCGATCCGCACCGATCTACCTGAACAGCAGTTGCTGTCCTCGCCGAATGAGGCGGCCACCGGGCGGGTGTCTATCGCAGCCACTGAGACGCGCGGAGCCTACGTTCGTGTCTCACAGCTAGACGCGACAGCAGCAATGGGCGAAGGCACGATCAACGCGGATTACCCTGAAATCATAGGCTCGATCGACATCGCGGCGAGCTATTTGCGCAACCTCTTCGGTTACGTGCCGCCGGCCGGACGCCTACGCATCATCACCGGCCGGGGCGAGTCGATGGCCCCCAAGATCATGCCCGGCGATACCTTGATCGTGGATACCGGCATTACCGCTTACCAAGGGGATGGCATCTACTTGGTCAACAGCGGCCACGGTCAGCAGATCAAACTGCTACAGGATCGCGGCGATGCGCTCTACGTGTGCAGCGTCAACCCCGACTACCCCGCCTTCCCCGCGCCGCGATCATTGGTCATCGGCGGCAAGGTCTGCGTGAAGAACCGTTTTGAGCGGCTTGAATAACGACCCGCCCTCTCCAAACACGGGCCATCATCGGCGTCGCCAAGAGGATTCCCTGGAATCCCCTGAAATACCGTGCTATTGAAATAGAAAATATGGGGTGTAATACTTCGGGCGTGCCCACACCGGAGCCGTCGCATGGACACCCCGAACAGACATCGCCTTTCCACCTATTCCGGCCTGGAAGAGCAACGAGACCCAGGCCACTGCACAGCGATACGTGTAGCGAGCCGTCGCCTAGCTACGCAGCACGACGGTGGAGGCGCTCCATGACCCTCCATCCCGACATCCATGTCCTCGACGGCCCAGATTTTCTCGATGCCGTTGCCGATGCCGAAGAAGTCCTCGGCAACCTCATCAACGCGGCGGAATACCGCCGACGCGCACGGCAGTGGCGGAACGATCAGATCGCGCTAGATCGGCTACGCCCTCCTGTCGCGGCACCAATGAAGCGGCTATGCCGCTCCCAACCCCTCCTGAAAGCTGGGCAACCAACATGA